GCTTGCTGAATCCCTGTAAAACTCATAGAGTTCAGTATATTAAAAAGAAGCTGAATCTTATCTTTTGAATAAGAAACAACTTCCTGTTCTTGTGTGTTATTTTGTTCTTGTTCCATACTAAGCCCTTTCTTTACTTCTTTTTAAATGTACTGTTACACCATGATTTTGTTGCATAGTTACTCAATCTTGAAGACGTAACATAATTATCAAATTTTCTATATATATCACTTAATTTAGCTGCAACATATTCATTAACATATGTCTGTACATAGTCTGCTGTCGCTCCTGTTAAAATACCAGACTTACAATTCGAAAAAATAATAAGTCTAGCCCCCACACCATATGTTCCTATCGCACTAGAATAAGATGCTTCAATGTCTTCTGTACTTTTAGGAAGTGAAGAAGAAGTGATAAGTTGTTCGCCATTTGCAAAAATTGTTCCATTTAGATTGATAACATTTGATCGAATATTTAATTCGTTAGAACCATTTATATAATTACAATTCATAGAATTAGAGAATATACTATTATTGCTTATTATTGTTCCACTATTACTTCCGTTAGATAGTAACTGTATTAAGCTTGGAGATATTATACTTGTTCCATAGCTACCGTCATACCACAAATATCCATTTGTGATTCCCCAGTCACCAATTAACCCTGCATTTGCTTTCATATTTCCATATTTGTCTACAAGAAAATTGCCATTGTTTATATTGATGCTTCCACCAATAATATCTCCACTAAATGTACCTTTGTTAGCGGTCAAATTACCATCTTTATCAACCATAAACGTTCCATTACCGATGTTAATAGAACCACCTTTTAACTGACCGCTGAAAATGCCAGAAGAACCAGTCAAATCGCCTTTGAAATGAACATTACCATCTGAGTCAACATAAAACTGCCTACTCGATCCTTTATATATTGAAAACAACTCACCCGATTTATCAGGATTGATTCTTACTGAATTATTTCCACTTGTAGCAGAGAATCCATTATTATCAAATAAAAACTTGCCAGAGTCATTCTGAATAGTAAGATTTTCGCCAAAAATTGCTTTACCAAACAAAACTTCTGCATTAAATCCAAAGGCAGTATTGCCATTTTTATCTATTGGAATCTTTCCGATAGCCATTCTGACTTGTCCATCACTATCTGTAAAAGCCATAAGATTGTTGATAATCTTAATCTGTTCAGGATCGAAGTCATTTCTTTGATCATTCCACTGTCTGAAAGTCATACCAGTTTCATCCCAGACTTGACTCTGATTTTTTGCATTTTGAATCTGGACAGTTGCAACATCCAATCCATATTTCCGCATTTCTTCGACAAAATTACTTTGATTTACAGACTTATCATATTGATCTTTATTAAATTGAAAACTCATAGCAGCCGAATTAGCTTGCGCTTGAATACTAGATGCATCTTCATAAATATCGTGTACACGAATAGCATCAGAGAAAGTTACATCAATCTTACTCGTGTCATTATAATCAACTGTAAAGCTAATTAGCCTCAGTTTAATAACGGTGTCGTAATCAGTTGCCATTCTTATGAAGTTGCCAAGTTGGAAATATTTCAAGAATCCTTTGAACTGAGGAATAGTAAGAACATTAGAAAGAGTAGAAGAGTATTGATATTGTGGTCGGCATTTCTTTGATAAGTCCTTCCATGCAACATCAAATAACTGTCGCTCAATATCAAATCTTTCTGTGTCTGTTGTATTATCTGTAGTAATATAATTGTCATTACTGTATGTTTCCTCCACAACATAAGAATCAAGTGTTTTCCATTCATCCTTAGTAAACCATTTATCCATATCCAACTGAGATTGAACAGCATTTCTTTCTGCGATAATAGAATTA